TCTATGTTATTCACATTAGATATTATCAATCTGCCGTCAGGCAAAATGAAATGGTAACAGGTTTTTGATGTTTTTCGGATCTTGTAGCCAAAGACATAAACCTTGATAAAGTGATCTGTGCCTGCTAACTTGATATTCCTATAAAAGTGAAATATTTGCATATCAGGCATTACCACCAAATCAATTCTTTTTTTTATGTCATCGGATCTGTGCATCGTGAAAAGTTTAACCTTGCTCATTTTAATTTCTTTGATCTGATGAAACTTGCCTGTATTTTCAAATTGACGGAGTTCCGAACCATCATCATAAACAACTCCCCAAATCCATTTTTCAAGTTTTACTTCCTCCTCTTTTCCAGCCCTATTAAATGTGTATTTCATATTGCTATATTATGTTTAGTTATTTAAACAATAGTCCCGCCTAAGCAAGACGGGACTAATGCGAACATTGTATTGTCTTACTAAGCATAGTATTGCTTCTATTAAATTTTACTAACCAAGCTCACTCTTTAGCCCTTTTTTTTTCGGGCTTTTCCACGATCAAGAGCAGCTTGACTTTGAAGTGAAAACTTTCCGCCTGATAGTGCGTCAAAATGTTCAACATCGGTTGGAGTAAAGCCAGTTTTATCGCATTTGTGTTTCAAGTATGCTTTGTTGTCTTTGAACTCTTTTCCGCACGCGCAACAAATTACTTTCATTTAGGCAGTTTCGTCATATTGGTAGTTCATCGTGGAGGTTGAACCAGCAACATCACCAGCGTCAGTTTGAACCTGATGGATAAGATAATCTGATTCACCCGCAGCCGATAAAGCAGTCACTAAGTCACCGCCTATTCCTAAGTTAGCATCGGTAGGTTCTGTTGAAGGCATTGTTTCAGTTGCAATCGTAGAATCTGTCTTAATGGGAGTTGCAAAAGTTTCTGCGCCTCCATAAGAAGTTTCTCTTGCATTGGTTAAGTGGACAGCTGATCCGCCCAATGCGCCCGTTCTCCAAATCTTGAGTTTATCAATCGCTGAAGATCCGCCCATAGCAGTAACTTCTAACTTCTGCCATTTCTCGTAAGTGTTATTGCCAGGGGTTACTGGATATGCAACTGGATCTAAATCAGAAGCATCTGTATCTCCCATATCTGTATCAGTAATGTTTGCGCTTTTGGTTTCGCTAACGGTGTTGTATTCGTTTATTTGAACTGTAGCAGCCATTTTTTTTATTTAGATTAGTTTTGTAAATTAGCTAAAACTGCACGACCAATCAGTTTCAGGATCTGATAGGATTAAGGTTTCGTAACTAACTATCAAAACCCTGTATTTTTTCGGTTCTCATCATCCTATCTCTATAAGAACCGCGTTGTGGTAATTTTACTTTTCCTCTTTTCGGCTTTTTCTTTTCGGTTTTTCTTCTTTGCATTTCTGTATCTGGTCTTTTAAAAGTGTTGTTCGTTCTTTTGCCATATTGTTATTCCTTAGATCCCTGATGGAATGTTACGCTCTAAGTAAACAATACCTACAACAGAAGCGGGTACAACAGCTACCGTAACAGTTGCTACTGCTTTAATGTACCTTTTTGTTGGTGTTAAGGTAACCTCTACAAGAGAAGCAGCTTTTATCTGGTCAAAAGTGTGAAGCACGCTTGTATCTGTGCTAAAACTGTCATCGCTTTCGTGGATTACTACATCTAAAAGTCCTCCTGAAGCAGGAACTCCTGAATTAATAATGGCAAGGACTTTTCTCCCCACACCCTTTAAATCAACAGTAGCGCCTGTATGAACAGCAACAGACAATTCGTCAGCTACAACTAATGCTTTACTTGTACAGTTATTTAATAAATCTCTCATTGTTTTTACTTAGTTTATGAAGCGGGATCGTCAAGAACAACAAAAGCAGAACCTACCGCGCATTGACCATCAACCCTTTTAACAAATCTAAATACGGTTTCATCGTATCTAAATCTATCGTGAATGCTTGAAGTAACTTGCAAAGCGCCTCTGTCACCGATGAAATAGCTTGAAAGATCGCCGAGAATAAAATCACCTTTAGTTCCGAGAGCTGGTAATTTATCCGTTAAGACAATCGGTTTGCCAAGCAAGGTTGGAGGTAATCCAGCCGTTAAATTCGGCATAACCAATAAACTTCCTGCGGTTTCATCAATATTAGTGCCATCCCAAACGCCTGATCTGATTTGCAGTAACTGTTCCATTCCCGCTTTTGTGGTCATCCAAATTGCTCTTGGATCAGCCCAAGCAGGTAAGTCACCGTACATTGCCAAGATATCAGCGAATTGGATTTTGCTGGCTGTCGTTCTTACTACGCAAGTTGCGCCAGGGCAGTTAATAATGCCAAGAGGTTTTCCCATTCCGTCACCCGTTAAGAATTGTTTATCTTCTTCATAAGCAATAGCTTCACCAAATAAGGTAACGAGAAAGTTCGCCAAATTAACAGCGCTATCAGCTAAGAGTTCGTCACTCGTTGGACATAGTCCAATAAGTTTTTTAGAGTTAAGAACGATCTTGCCGAATTTAGGTTGGCTCTCTACTTTCAAAACACTTTCGCCAATCCAATGCAAGTCAACTCCGCCAAACTTATCTGAGCTTTGATCAAGGGTAGGTAAGGTTAGAATATCCCGCGCCATAGGAAATACTCTTGCGCGTGGTCTAACAATAGCACTTTCAGTCGCATATCTGATAACTTCTGAATTAAATTCCTCTGGTACTAAAAATCCGCCAGCGGTGTCATCATCTTCACCAAGAGCCTTATCGTTAGCTTTTAGTAATGATTGTGGCATTCCTCCGCGAGCTAAAACTTTCATATCTTTTACGAACGCTTCCATTTTCGTGGAAAGTTCTATAAAAGGTTTCTTACTTCTCAAAATGCTATCAGTTTGCATTAGTGATCTTTCAAGTGTTTCACTTTTATTGCTTGTCTTTTCTCTTTTGATTTCTTCGGTAAGATCGCCTAATTTCTTGTCAAGGATTTTTTCAAGATCCTTGTAGGTTGAATTTTCTTTAGTTGATTTCTTTTTCTTAATCTTCATTGTTTTGTTGTTTCTTTTAATCTTCGTCTTACAATTTCAATCGCTTTATCAGCAAGGATAAGTAATCTTTCCTCCTTGCTTTTTTGCGTTTTTGCCGACCATACTGGAGTAGTAGGTTTCAGGGATTTTTTGTCCGCTGACTCATTACTAATAGTTTGCTCCAGTTTTTTATTTATATTTTTTAATGTTTTCTCAAGGTCTTCAAATCTTTTCTTCAATGCAGAGGATAGTCTTATGGTCACTACTGATTTATTCTTTTTCTTTGTTTTCGGTTTATCCTTAACTTCTTTTTTTGTTTCTTCCAGCGCTTTTGTGAGTAACGCAAGGTTCATTTTCCTTGCCGTTACAAGCGCCGAGGGTAGCGCAGGTACACTTACCCAAGAAACCTCAAGTAATTCTTGCTTTGTAAATTTAACACCGTAGTCGCTGTCATATAAGCCCTTTTTCATCTCCTTTTCTGTCCAGCGCCTCCACATCTTACCTTCAATTTTTATCTTACCTTTTTTGGCATCTTCTTTAAGAGGCATAAAGCCAACGCTAACTGCATTTAAAAATGAGTCCTGAACAAGCTGTTTGAGTTCTTGTGCAAAAGGAGTCTTTGCAAATACACCCTTTAGTTTTAGTTTTTTATCTTCAACCCAAGTTTTCGTGGCTTTCGCAATCGGCGGATTACTTCTGTCGTGTGACCATAACATTATTGGATTTTTCTTATAGTTATTTAAATACCAGCCGTCAGGGCTGATCGTATCGCCTAACCTATCAACTTTTCCCGATGAAGCAATAACTTCAAATACTCCTGAGTCCTCATCGTCTTTGGCTGTCTTTACTTCTGCGCTTATGTAATGTGTCTTCAACATAATTTTACTTAGATTAATTAATGAATAAATTTTATTCGGGTTTTGGCAATAGCGCACACCTGCAATTTACTATTTCTTCAACTGGCGCGTTCATATCACCAGGGTACATAAGCCCGTTTGAAAATGATTGATTAAGCAATTTTACTTCGCCATTTGTAGCAGCGTGGCTAGGTCTGGTTACTCCATCCATTACGGCCAGCCATTCTTTTTTTTCAATTACTCCGCTTTGTTTGTATGCTTCAAGGTCTGCCGATCCCGCAACTGATAGCGTTTCGGTTCTTGCAATTCTTGTTGCTTCATAGGAAGTTCTACTCTTGAATAGTTTTTTTATTCTTTTTGAAAGATCTCCTATGCCCTCACCCTCACCAATGCCAGTTTTTAATGTTTTTCTTAATTGCTTTTTCGTTGTTTCGTTTATTTCTTTAGCAAATCTTATTGTTTTTTTATTTATAAGGGCTTGCACTCGTTTTGTCATATCAAATTCATCAAGCCCGACAAGCGAAATTGCTTGCTTGCCTCTACGCATATACATATCAACATAAACGGGTTTTGAAACTTCTTTAAATGTTTCAATCTCAATAGTCCAATCAATTAAATCTTCATATTCATTTGCCTTTCCTGTGTATTGGCTGGTTAATGCATCTTGTATTTTTTCCTCTTGGTTTCTAAACAAGGTTATCACAAACAGTTTAAATAATTTTTCGTCAGAGTCCAATCTTTTGATATGTTCTTTTGCATATAATTCTTTTCCTTTTTCATCAAATACCTTTGTCTTTGCTTTCCTATCTAAGAAAAACTTAATCACGTCTTCTTTGATTTTCATTTTAGCTTTTAATTTTGTCTTTCCAGTTAAAACTCTATCCCTTAGTTTTTCTTGCACTTCTTTTTCTTTTCGTTCCCTGTATTTCTTTTCATTTAGCGTTCCAACTTTGACCATACTTGTTGTCACACTTTTTGTTTTCCCTGATGATCCGCCAGCTGGAACACTTGTCATCGGTAAGTAAAAATCCCAACCACCGTCAATCGGAAGCAAACCCTCTTTATCTCTAACTTCATTTATTAGCATCCATTTATTAGTTAGCGCCGAGGCGTATTCTTCTACTATTACTTTTCGGTTTTCAGGCGTGGGATCGTCAAAATCTAAATATAAGTCATCGCCAAATTCAGGAACAAGATATTCGTTTAACTTCTCAACTAATCTTCTAACTTTTGGCTCAATGGTTTCGCTTAAAAATGCGTAAATCTGTGCATCGGCTTCTGCACGGTTCATTCCTTGTATTCCCAGAATTGCCTTAGGCACTCCAAACGCTGTTAAGATCTGTTGAGTGGTAGTTTCGGTTAGCTTCGTAAACTCCATATCTCGCATTGATGTCGTAAGCTGTTGATAAGTTACCGCTTCACCTGTTAAAATGCCCAGTTTATGCGCGTTCTTGTATCCCCCATATTGAGCTGTCCATTTTTTTCTTAATTCTTTTTTTTCGTCATCATCCATTTTTGATTTCGTAACTAACAGCGCTTCGGGTATTGCCGAATTATTAAAAAAATTCATATTCCAGCGTGTAGCAAAGATAGAAGTTCTTATAACATCCATCGCAGCTTTTACTGTTGGCTGTCCGTAAAATGCACTTTTCGGATTAGGTTGTTTAATGTGAATAATATCTTGTGGTCTGAATATCTTTACTGCGCCATTCGGTATTCTGTATTTATATTCTTTTATAAAATCTGTTTCATCTTCAACAACGGTTACCCAATCAGGTCGCAACTGCCATAACTCCTTAACCTTGCCCGTTGTTTCGCCTCTTGCCTTATACCAATAAGTATTGCCTAAAAGTTCTTGGTATGTTTGCGACATATCCAACATTTCAAACTTCGTTGTAAAGGGATTAACTTGCGCCAATAAGTCAAGCAACGGATGATTTTTTATTTCATCTATTTTCTCTTTTCCCGCAACTCCTTTAACCTTGTATAGTTTAAACTTTGTATTAGCAACTTTTTCGGCGATCTTCCTAACGCAAGCATATACTAAAAAAGACACCGTATAGGAGTCTAAATAATCTTTGTTTGTTGGTCGGCTTAAATTGTCGCCACGCCCTAAGGTATTGCCAACCAAATAATAACTTTTAGTTTTGAATAAACCTGCTACTTTTGAAAATATGTTTTTCTTCAATTTCTCATACTTAGATTTTTACAGATTTTGTTATATTTTATCAAATAGTTTTATGCCCGTCAAGGGTTAGGTGGATAACTCATAACCACTCAAAGGTAGTTTTCTTGGCATAATCGCTTAAAAGTCCTTGTACGGCATAGACAAATGCGTCTGAAAGATCATCGTGAGCTTCTACTCCAAATCCTGTAAGCTGTAAAATTAAATCCTCACAACCTCTTTTAGGAAATAGCACAGTTCCATTTTGTATGTAAGAGGCCACGCTTGTCAACCTTGCGCATTTATCCGCGCCAACCTTTACTCCCGTTACTGGTAGTCCAGCCCTTTCCATTGCCTCAACTTGCATTCGTTGATAAGCAACATCTTCAACCCATAATGGAGTTAGCGTTCCACCGCCGAGCGCCAAGCTAATTTCTTTTCCTTTTCTTGTTGTTTCAAATCCGCTTAAATGCGCGTTAACTGGATTAGGCATAAGATAAACTTTCGGTATTTTTTCGCCTCCTGCGGGGAATAATCTGCCCGATACCATAGCCGTATAATCTGCCGTATCCTTTTTGCTTATGGCTAAGTCAACTCCCGTTCCACTTGCAAGCAATTTTGTTTCAGGAAACTTGTCGTAATATTGAATCCAATCATCTTTGACAACTTGTCCTTCCTCTGGTATTAACTTCAAAAGGTATTCTCTTTGCCACGCTCTCATTCCGATTGAGCTTTTTCCACCAACTTGCTTTTTCTCAACTTCTATGGCTTTCATATCTGGGTATTTTCCTGTCCAAGTTATTTTACCACTTTCATCAAGTAAGGGAAACTCCACTACCTTTCCATTGCGCTCTTTGCTTTCAATCTCTTTTTTTATTCTGTTCATTATTGAGTCCGAGTGCAGTAAATTTCCTATAAGAATATATTTTGTTTTATCTTTTTCGCCCGCAGGGATTACATTACCAGTAAGCCACCTGTGAGTTTTATCCCGTTGCTCTTTAGTTCTTACCATTTCTAAGTCCTCAATGTCATCAATAATTATTAGATCTGGTCGCCATTGTTTAAATCTCGTTCCTCTAACTTTTTGTCCTGTGGATTTCCCGATAACTTTCACATTGTATTTCGGTATTATCAATGATCCTTTTTGCCACTCGTCTTTTTTTTGAGTTTCTTCTTGAACTTCAAATTGCCCAAAATCTTCTATTAATCTTTGGTTGCTTTCCAGTTCGGATTTAATGTTATAAATATGTTCTTTGATCTGTCCATAGGTATCAGAGATTAATATAATAAAGTGAGCCCTGCCAGTTATTATCGCCCAAATTGGATAAAACAACATTGAAATTGTTGTCTTGGCACTTCCTCTAAAAGCTATAATCTCGCTAAACTTTTTGCCACCCTCTAATATCTGATACATTTCTCTTTGAAACGGAGCGGTCGGGTAAAATAAATACTGATTAAAATATATCTTCGCAAACCACATTAAACTTTTTCTTGCGAGTCTTATTCTAAAGTCGGCGCTATCCTTGATTTTCTGTAATATTATTGCTTGCGTTGGTTTAGCCTCCCGTTGTTTGTTTTTGATCTGATTGGATTGTTGGTTTTCCATAATCTAAGTTTATCGCATCTCTTATTAACGCTTCCTCCTCGTCTGATAATTTTTTATGAAGTGCTAACTCGCCCAGTTTTCTTCTAAATATTCCAGCGTCAAATTTAATATCAAACAATCTTTTCTTTAAGTCAACTAAAGTTTTTACTGCAACCAATTTTGTCCGCGTGTCAATAAATACCTCCTCATCTAACTCTATAACCTGCCCTGCCTCGTCTTTTTTCTTAACCTTTATTTTCCTTATATCGTTGGTAATAACCTGCCAACATTCTAAGGCCAGCGCGTTATATTCTACTTCTATTTTTCCTACTTCTTTATTTACTCTTTGCTTTTCTATCCGTTTCGTGTTTTCTTCGTGAACCTTTTTCTTGAGTTTTAGCGCGGTCATATGATCAATCTTGAGTATTTTTGATAACTCATACTTGCTCGCATTTGGTTTCCTAACCAAAATTGACCTTATTTTTTCTTTTACTTCTCTTTTGTATTCAGGCGTCCATTTCATAGTTTTTT